AGATATTGAATTCCTGACAGAAGAAATGCAGGGGGCAGGAATTGGCGGAAATGTTGAAGAAATCATAATTGGCCATATATCGGCAATGACAACAACGCTGAATTTCCGCACTGTGGGGAAAAGTGCAGTATGGCTGCTAGAACCAAGGGTACATAAGCTGGATTTGAGGGTTGCGCAGCAGCAGATGGATAACCGTACCAGCGAAACGGAAATAGCAACAGTAAAACACATCATGAAGGTGAAACCAAAGAAAACAACCCTGGGGAAGGTTTCTGCAGCATCCACTGCGGATGTAAGCGGCGAATATGCCGTCTCATACTACGCAATGTATCTGGACGGCAAGAAGAACACGGAAATTGACCCATTGAATTTTATCTGTATCATCAATGGCTATGATTATCTGGAAGCAGTAAGGAAGGCGTTAGGGAAATAAGCAGGACAGGAAGCCGGCGGGGAAACCCGTTGGCATTTTCCGGCAACCAATAAAAAACGGAGGGATAGGAAATGGCAGATATAACAAAAAACACAGAAGGCACAGAAAGAATGGACGCAACGGAAACAGAGGAAATGCAGCAGGCACAGAAGAATGGAACCGTGGATTTCTCCAAGAAGAAAGAGGAAAAGTCCGGCAATTACACGCACACATTCAAAGAGCCTATTGAGATCGAGGGGCAGAAGTACACCAGTTTGACGTTCTATTTTGACAGGCTGACAGGCGAAGACATTGAAGCAATAGAGGAAGAATTGCAGGACCAGAACAAATATGTATTGACCCCGGAAATTTCTTCTGTTTTCCAGTCCATGCTTGCGGCAAGGGCGGCAAAAATCCCAGCTGACGCAATTAGACGGCTTCCCGTCCGTGACTATATGGCAATCAAGAACAAAGCAAGAAATTTTTTAATAAATATGGGCTGACCAGAGCGAAAGCCCCGGATGGTTCAATATATGAGATAAAGAACCCGGCAGATTTCCTGCGGAAGCAGGTTTATAAAATGTCAAAAGCTTCACACACGCCGATTCCATGTTTCATGAAAATGCCTATCCGTAAATTGGTCCGTTGGATTAACAGTGCAAACGAAGCAGAAGCAGAGGAAAGAAAAGGGCGGGATAGGAGGACATAGGGAGGTGGAAAACATTGGCAGGGTCGCAAAAAGAATTTGAACTGCTTTTTAAATTGAAAGCCACGCTGGGAGGTGACTTTAACAACACTTTCAAACAGGCGATTGACACCCAGAAGCAGTTGAAAGAGAGCCTAAAGAATGTCAATTCTATCCAGTCAAAGGTAGATGGCTATACAAAGCAGTCTACGGCGATTGACAAGAATAAACAAAAACTGGAAGCGTTAAAGCAAGAGCATGACCGTTTGCAGCAAGAACTGAGGGAAACGGGCGAACCAACAGAAGAACTGCGCCGAAAGATTGAAAGGAACGAAAGCCAGATACAACAGACCACTGCCAGAATAGGGGAACAAGAACAGGCATTAAACAGACTGGGTGAAGAACTGCGGGACGCAGGAGTTGACACGGACAATCTGACGGGCGAAAATGAACGCTTGCAAAAGTCCTATGAAAAGCTAAAGTCTTCACAAGAAACGCTGCAAAAGTTGAACGCACGGCAGCAGGAAATCCAGCAAAGCATAGGGCAGACGAAATCACAGCTGATGGGAACCATTGGCGTTATGGGTACGGTTGCGGCGGCGGTCTATGCAGGACCGATTAAGACATACCAAGACTTTGAAGAAGAAATGTCAACAGTTGCTGGCATTACCGGGGCTACCGGGGAAGAACTGGAAGCCCTAAAAAATGCCGCAAAGCAAGCAGGGCAGACAACATGGGCAACCGCAACGGAAAGCGCACAAGCCCTTGAATATATGAGCTTGGCAGGGTGGACCAGCGAACAGAGCATAGGCGCATTGAACAGTATGCTTCAAGCTGCGAAAATCAGCGGTCTTGATTTAGGGGCGTCCACAGACCTTGTGACAGATAGTATGTCGGCAATGGGGCTTTCCGTTGAACAGCTGGGGCATTACCTTGATGTAACAGTCAAGGCAAACAACGTGGCAAACACCACTTCCAGCGATTTGATGGAAGCAATTCTGGGGTGCGCCGGGGCTGCGAAGACAAATGGCATGGGCCTTGAAAGTCTGTCAACGGCATTGTCAGTATTTGCGAACAATGGTTTGAAAGGGTCAGACGCCGGAACTGCAATGAACTCAATTCTTGTGCGTCTTACCTCAAATACAAAATCTCTTAAAGAAACAGCACGGCTGGGGGTAAACGTCTTTGATGAGGAAACCGGGTCTTTCCGGGATATGGGCGATATACTCAAAGAGCTGCAAGCCAAAATGGCTGATATGACGGATGCAGAACGTGACGCAAGTTTGAAAGCCATTGCAGGAACGAACTATTACAGCCAGTTTGCATATCTGCTTGACAGTGTATCAGAGAAAGCAGAGGGAACGGCGGGCAGCTGGGATGTGCTGACTGAAAAGCTGAATCATGCGGACGGTGCAGCAGAAGAAATGTACGGTACTATGATGGACAATTTTTCTGGTGCAATGACAGAAGCAAAGTCTGCCATTGAAGCGGTACAGCTGGCACTGGGCGAAGCATTGACCCCGGCACTGACGGAGGTTGTGCGGGCAATCACGCCGTACATTCAGAAAGCGGCAACTTTCATTTCAGAACACAAAGACCTTGTGGCTACGGTTGCAAAAGTTGTGGCAGGGCTTGCGGCGGCAAAGGTCGGTTTTTTAGGCTTGAAGCTGGCGGGTCTGTCTGGAGAAAGCGGCATAATCGGCATTATTCAAAAGCTGGTAGGTCTGCGGGCAAAAATGATTGAAAACGCAGCAACGGCAACTTCTTTTGGTGCGAAGATTAAAGGAATCGGAAGTGCGTTTGGAGGTATTGTGGGGAAAATACTTCCGATTGTTGGAGTAATAACGGCGGTCATAACAGTTTTTAAGTTGGTGAAAGATCATTTGCAGGAAATTAGGGGTTTTATACAAAAAAACTTTTGGTGATGAAGCACTGGCGGTCTTTGACAAGGTTGTTGCGGTCATAACCAGCGTGGGCGAAACCATAAAAAATATCTTTTCGGATGGGAACATTGGCGCAGCCCGTGATAAGATACAAGAGATTTTCGGTGACAAGGGGACGGCGGTCTTTGACAAGCTGATTGAAATTTTAAAAAGTGTCATTTCCGTTGTGAAAAAGGTAATTGATTTCATAACAAATAATTTTGTCCCCATTGCAGAATATGTTTTTGAAATCATTAAGGATGAAGTGATACCAGGTATCATTTCATTTGTAAGGGATGCAGAACCGGTCATAACAGAAATTATTTCCAATATCGCTGGTTTCATAAAGGAAATTATACCTGTCATAGCTGATACAATTGCTGGGCTTATGCCAATTGTCAGGGGAATGATAGAATTTATAGTGAATAATGTTTTCCCAATCATAAAAGAGGTATTTGGTTTCATTACATCAACTGTACTTCCGAAAATTTCAGAAATGGTGCAAGAACTGCTTCCGGTCATTCAAAATGTATTGCAAACTCTTATTCCGGCGATAACAACGGCGATCACAACCATTTGGAATGTGGTTAGCCCTATCATTCAAGGAATTTTGCAAGCGGTACAAGCGGCAATGCCAACAATTCAAGTGGTGGTTACAACTGTTGTAAACGCAATAGGCGGGGTGATTAACGGGTTGGCAACTGCTCTGAAGGGTATTATCAAGTTTATTTCCGGGGTATTTACTGGAAACTGGCAGCAGGCATGGGACGGCATAAAGTCTATGTTTAGTGGCATTTGGGATGGGATTGTTGCCATTGCTAAAGGTGCATGGGAACTAATTAAAATTGCGTTAAGTCCAGTAGCAGAATGGTTCGGAGAACTTTGGGAGAAAATCAAAGCTCCGTTTGTTGCAGCGGCTGAATGGTTTGATCAAACTGTAATCCAACCAATTATAACGGTTTTCGGTCCTATTGTTGAAAAGATCGGGGAAATATTTGCAAAATTATGGGAAATTGCGACAGTGCTTTTTTCCGTTGCGGCACAATGGTTTAACAATAATGTAATACAACCAATCATAACGGTTTTTTCATCCATCGTGGAGCCAATCAGAGGGTTCTTTAGCGAACTTTGGCAGGGGATTACGGAAATTTTTGCTTCCGTTGCAGGGTGGTTTTCTGAAAAATTTACGGCGGCGTGGGAAGCAATTAAAGCTGTGTTTGCCCCGGTATCTGAATTTTTCGCTGGGATTTGGAACACAATCAAAGAAGCGTTTACAGCAGTAGGTACTGCGATAGGTGATGCAGTGAGCGAGGCTTTTAAAACTGTTGTAAATGCAATTTTGACATTTGCTGAGAGTAAAATTAACGGCTTTATCAACGGCATAAATACTTGTATTGGAGTGATTAACAATATTCCGGGAGTGAGCATATCAAAACTTACAGAACTGGAAATTCCAAAACTTGCGAAAGGGTCAAAGAACACGCCGGACACCTTCATTGCTGGCGAAGCTGGACCGGAGTTGATCACAAATGCGCCGGGGCGGACGGTTTTCACAGCTGGCCAGACAAAGGACATTATGGAGGTCCAGGGTGCAGCAAGTGCTGCCGCCTGGGCGCCAGTTGTGGGGAATATCGGGGCACCAGCAATAAGCACTGTGAATATGGCACCGACAGTGGCAACAGGGGCGGGAAGCACTGGCAGGGCAAACAATATAGAAATACATTATGCCCCAACCATTCATGTGGATGGGGGCCAGCCCGGGGATTTAGAAGCAAAACTGGAAGAAAACAACCGGAAACTATTAAAAGAAGTTGAAAATTTGCTGGATGATATGGCAGACAAAGAGGAACGGCAAAGGTATGAATAAGACATATGTAACCATATCTGGGGATATGTGGGATAAAATAGCATATGAACAGATGGGGAGCGTCCTGTATACTGACAAACTAATCAGGGCAAATGCCAGCCATGCTGAAACGTTTATCTTCCCAGCAGGTGTAAGATTGGTTATACCGGAAGTGGAAGATAACATTGATATGGAACTGCCACCATGGAAAAGGGGGTTTTTACTGTAATATGGGCGTGAAAAACGAGGCTAGGCGGGTTGAGTTAAGGCTGAAATTTGAAAATGTGGAAGCCCCTTTGGATATAAACAAATATTTATCATCCATGGTCTATACCGATGAAGAGGAAGATAAAGCAGATGATTTACAGCTGACTATGGATGACAGGGAAGGCGAATGGCTGGGGGACTGGCTGAAAATAACACCAACTATTGTGCGGTCAACAAAACAAGTAAAAAAAGAGGTACAGCAGGAAAACATTATTAACTATACTGTGAAAAAGGGTGACACACTATGGGCAATTGCACAGCAGTATCTGGGGAGCGGCACGAAATACCCGCAGATTGCTTCTGAAAATAACATCAAGAACCCGAATTTGATTTATCCGGGGCAAGTGTTTAAAATTACGGTAGGCGGTGCAGTTACAACAACGGTGGAAGAAACGGTGCAGCAGGCGGCAGAGCCAAAATTGATCAGTGCATCAATTGTACAAAAAAACTGGCATGACAATGGTAAAGATGTTGTCATGTTATGTGGTACGTTTGAAATTGATAGTGTGGATGCTTCTGGACCACCGACAAGGATTACACTAAAAGGCACTTCCATTCCTTATACATCAACCATGCGGATGGAAAAAAAGAACCGGGCATGGGAAAAATGCGATTTAAAAGGAATTGCGCAGCAGATAGGGGAAGAAGCTGGGCTGAAAGTGATGTACCTTGCAGAAAATAACCCAACTTATAAGAGGAAAGAGCAAGTACAGAAATCAGATATAGTTTTTCTGCAAAACTTATGCAAGGCGGCAGGGCTGGCGCTGAAAATAACGGTGATGACAGTTGTAATATATGATTCTGAAGAGTATGACGGGAAGCCCCCGATAAAAACGATCACATATGGCAGCGGGGACTATATATCATATAAATTGGGGACCAGCCTGCATGATACGGCATATACCAGCTGTCATGTGTCATATACAGACCCGGACAGTAAAGAAACGATTGAAAGCACATACACGCCGGACAGCACGGAGGGGACCGGGCAAGTGCTGGAAGTGAGTGAAAAGGTAAACAGCACAGAAGAAGCGAATGAACTGGCAAAAAAGCGGCTGCGGGAAAAGAATACGCAGCAATTCACAGCCAGTTTTTCCATGTTGGGCGATGTGCAGCTGGTAGCGGGCGCAACGGTGAGGCTAAATGGTTTCCAGTCATTCGATAGGAAATATAAAATAACCAAGGCAACGCACAAACTGACAGGAGGATATACTACGGACATAGAGCTAAAGCAAGTGCTGGAGGGATACTAATGGCAGATATAACGGAACTAAAAAATATGGTGCGGCTGGGCAAAGTAATGAGCGTAGACAAGGACAAAATGACCGCCCGTGTGAAATTCGGGGACAAGGGAGGCATAACATCAAGCCCGCTTCATATTCTGAAACGCCCAGTATATGTTGTGCCAGCAATGGGGGGTGGGGATGAGGGGCGGACGGCAGAAAGGGAATTGGAATATGATGTGCAGGAAACTACAGAAAAAACCAAGCACTACCACGAAGCCTATATAACACTATGGCTTCCATGTGTTAATGATATGGTGCTATGTATCATGGTGGCAGATGGGGATGGGGATGGGTTCATTATTGGGGAGGTGTAAGCGGTGGCAAAAATCGGAAGTTTTGGGGACCTTGTTTTTTCAGTATCGGAAAATACCGTGAAAACATTTGAAAAATTATCGTGGCAGACTTCCGCAAAATATGCAACGCATGATAGGCACATAAAAGAAGACATACAAGAATTTTTAGGGCCAGAACCAGGCAGCATTTCTTTCACAATGGCTTTTTCCGTCTTTCACGGGACAAACCCGCTTTCAGAAGTGATGAAGCTAAATGAAATGGTCAATAAAGGAATTGTGGAACGGCTTGTGATAGGCGGCAGGGTCTACGGGTCATATAAGTGGGTGGTTTCTTCCGTATCATCCGAAATGAAGCGGTATGACAATAAAGGCGGATGCTGGGCAGCAACGGCAAAGGTAACGCTTAAGGAATATCCCAAGAGGTGAGAAGGATGGATATTATAAGAGGTGATGGAAACTTATATGGGGGTGTAAATATTACACCACTAAACATATATCAGGAAGTTTTGCAGAATGTAGCGGTTATCGTAGGAACCTGGGGAAATACCTGCCCTATGATGCGGGATTTTGGGATACCCGCAAAGTTAATAGGGCGCCCTCTGCCCGTTGTGGAAAATATTATGGTAGGATTGCTGTATGAACAAATAGAACAATATGAGCCGAGAGCGGTTCTAGGGAATATAACTTTTGAAGAAAATGCCTTTGGAAAATTAATTCCTATCATTGAAATACAGGGAGTAAAAGAAGATGAAAAATAGAGAATATCCAGATATTGAATTTCTTGAAACAGACACAGAATTGATTGAAAGCAATATGATAGCCCTGTATGAGGAAATGGTAAACAAAGAGTTGCAAAAGCAGGGGAAGAGGGAAAGCTACAAAGTTTTTCCTGCATCCCCGGAGCGTCTGTTTATTGCATGGTGTACAGCTATAATTGTGCAGCAACGGGTTTTGATAAACGAAGTTGCGAAGAAAAATGTACCACGGTATGCCAAAGGGGAATATTTAGACAGCCTGGCAGAATTATTTAAAGATATTAAACGGCTGCCTGCAACGCCAGCAGTCACGAAATTTCGTTGTTATATATCAGAAGCGCAAAACCAAAGTGTCATTGTACCGAAAGGGACCAGGATAACATTTGGCGGGAAAATAACATTTGAAACAACAGAAGAACTGGAGATCAAAGCTGGGGAAACATATGGGGATGTAAACGGGAAATGCCAGACGGCGGGAAAAGTAGGCAATGGGATAGCACCAGGACAGATAAAAGAGATAGTTGACGTGTACGAATATTATTTCAAAGCAGAAAATTTGACAAAAACAGAGGGCGGCGCAGAAGAAGAAACAGATGATTCATACTATGAACGTATGAGGGAGAGCATGGAAAGTTTTTCAACGGCGGGGCCGGTAAATTCATATATTTACCATGCAAAATCGGCCAGTACAGCCATTGCAGACGTTGCAGCCACAAGCCCGGAACCAGGGGTAGTTGACGTAAGAATTCTTTTGCAAGGGGGTGAACAACCTACAGAAACAGTAATTGAAGAAGTTACGGCGGCTTTAAATGCAGACAATATACGTCCACTGACAGATTTTGTCAGGGTATCTGCCCCGGAAGAAGACTTTTTTGAAATTGATGTTACATTTTATTTGGAAAAAAATAGCCAGTCAAGTATCAGTGTGATAGAACGTGATGCAAGGGCAGCAGTCGAGGACTATATTACCTGGCAGACCGGGAAAATGGGGCGTGATATAAACCCTTCCTATCTTGTCCAACGGCTGATGGGAGCTGGAGTAAAATGGGTGGATGTGCGTAAGCCCAAATTCCAGACAGTAGAGGGGACCCATGTTGCAAGGATAAACCGGGAAACAATGCAAGTACTAAACGGAGGTGCTGATGGTGGCTGAGGAAATGGTAGGAAAGGGAAAAGATATATATACAACAGATTTTTCTGAATATCTGCCGGAAGTTTTAAAAAAGGATACGAAAATAAAGTCTATTGCAGGCACAATCACAAAGGAATTACAAAAAGTAAGCAACAATATAAATCAGGTATTGATTTATTCCAGAATAAATGAATTGCCAGAAGAACTGATTGATATTCTGGCGTTCGATATGCACGTTGATTGGTATGATTATTCGTATCCGATTGAGGTAAAACGTAACATTTTAAAAAGTAGTGTAACAGTACATAAAAAGATGGGGACGAAATACGCAGTTGAGAAAGCGTTAAGAGACGTGTATAAGGGCAGTAGGGTTGAAGAATGGTTTGATTATGGGGGGAAACCATGGCATTTCAGGGTAGTAATTAATGTAGACAATAGTCCAGATGTAGAAATGGAAAAAGTATTAAAACAGGTTGATAGTTATAAAAGATTTTCTGCCCATTTAGAATATGTAAAGTTAGAACGGATACGAAAAGCGGTGGTTTGTGTTCAGGCTGCGAAAATGGTTCATGTGCGTGTAAAATATGCGAAAGGGGTAAAATAAATGGATGGAACAATCATCACAAAAAAAGGGATAAACCTGTTATCAAAATTAGCAGCAACAAAGGGTACTTTAAATTTTGTCCGCGCAGCAGTGGGGACTGGAAAAATTTTAAGTGGTGGTGACCCTGACGACATGGAAGACCTGGCAGCGTATAAAATGGACGGGAAAATTGCGGTATGTGAAGGAGAAGGAGATACTGCAAAAGTAACAATACAAATCTGCACAGATAATTTGGAAAGCGATTTTATCATTTCCGAAGCGGGAATTTTTGCAGAAGGAGAGGATGGAGAGGAAATTCTATATGCATATATTGATCTGAGTGATGACCCACAATATATGTACGCGAAAGGCAGCCAAACAATTAAATTTGTTGAAATAGTGTTAGAAGTGCTGATTGACACAGATATGAAAGTAAACGCATATATCAGCCCAGATAGCATGATAACACACGAAGAGTTGGAAAAAAGGCTGGGAGAACAGATTGGCGTGGAAGAGGAAAGGGCAACCCAAAAGGAGGCAGAGCTTAAGACGGCGATTCAGGAGAACCAGAAAGAATTGACCGAACATATAAAGGATACGAATAACCCCCATAAGATAACTGCAGATCAGATGGGGCTGGGAGCCGTGGACAACACGGCAGACACCGACAAGCCAGTGTCCACAGCACAGCAGGCCGCGATTGACACATCCTATCAGCAGGCGACAGGATACGCTGACAAAAAGGTTGCAGACCTCACCCCGGCCGGGATTGGGGCTTTCCCTGGTGTTGTCAGCGTAAAAGAGGCTGGAACGGACCTTAATGACTACACAGAAGAAGGAATTTTTTACTTTGATGTAGACCATAAACCGCAAAACATCCCGGCAGGCTCCAACGGGACGCTTGTGGTGGTCACGGCATTCCCTAATTACGCAAAGCAGCTTTGGTTCCGGCATGGGTCAGCTGGGAACAATACAGAGACCTATGTCCGGACACTGCTGGGCACAAACTGGTATCCGTGGACACGGTATGCGGTGGATGCGGACCTGGGAAACTACCTTCCGAAATCCGGCGGTTCTATGGCGGGGGCGCTGGGGATGAATGCGTTGCGGCTTCTCGCTACCGGAAGCAGTGCTTACTGGGACATCATGAAGGCCTGGGATGACGGGGACGGCGCAAATTACGGGGTTGAGCTGGTCCTGGGGGGCGGAGGGAATACCTTTATCGGCGGAGGCGAGTGTGCCGCAGGTTTTACAAACGGGATGCGGGAAGCCCTGCAAGACGAAAAAAAACGGCTGGAGGGAGAAGCTTATTACCAAACGGGCGAAGGTTTATATTTAGCAGCTGATGAAGATATCCTGTTTTACTCGAACTGCCAAGACCTTCAGAAAAGGCTTGGTATCACTTACGATAAAAATGGGAACCTGCGGCCGCTGGTAGACGGTACACGCTCTTTGGGCACGGCAGCCTGCAAGTGGGGAGACTTGCGGGCTGCAAAGGCGATGTTATACGGCGCCCTACATATAGAAGGAAATGTGCCCAACTATGAAGACAACTGTATCATAGGTTTACACAATTCGGCTTATCCAAATTCAGGACTTTCACTTTGGCTTGATAAAGAGGGTGCAAATCTTAGATTTACCAGCGTAAACGGAAAGCATTACGAATTTGATACACTGGATGACCTGCTTAGAATCTATACACAGGGAGGAGTGGTTTCCGGTCATCTTGACCAGGACTTGAACCTTAGGCTGCCGGGATGTGTAGAAGCAACAGAATTTCGGGGACATAGTTTAGGTAACGAAGCCAATTACTATGACAAGTCTTATATTAAAAAGATATATGGTACTGAGGCGATATTTGGCAAAAACGGGAAGGTACAAATTTGGGAAGATAAAGAGGGCGGAAATATCAGGATTATATCTCCCGGCGGACAGATGTGGGAAATCGATGCCAACGATGATACAGGTATAAGGTTCTTTACCTATGGGTCAGAAACTAACGGAAATGCCGTGTGTGGATGTTCATGCGATGAACACGGGACATTTACTAGCTGGCAGCTTAGAACAGAACCGATACCAGATCCAGACGATCCGGATTATATGCGGAGTGTGTATATGGAGGGCGACTCGATTACTTTCCTATATGATGCCGGATATGATAACGCAACAACGCGTATGACCGGAGATGGAATTGAATATTGGTCCGAGTTTACATTAAAAGATTACGGCTCCTCGACTGAGGGGTTTAGATTTTTATATCATGAATTTCTCCCTCTTGTTACGGGGAAAAATAATATTGGATCATCTTCCATGAAATTTAATAACATTTACGCGGTAAACGGTGTCATTCAAACATCTGATCGTACAGAGAAAAAAGAGATTGAAAACCTAGACGCAGAAAAGACGAAAGCTTTTATCATGGGTTTAAACCCTGTTTCTTATCAGATGAAAGAAGGGACTTCAGGGCGCACGCACTATGGGCTGATCGCGCAGGACATTGAAGAATTGATGTCCCAACTGCACATAGACAGTAAGGATTTTGCGGGATTTATAAAATCTCCGAAAGTTATTAGACAGTATGAAGATGAAAATGGAAAACCGCTTAAGCGTCCGGTAGAAAAAATCGTAGAAGGAGAGTATGACTATTCTTTGCGGTATGAAGAATTCATTGCGCCTTTGATCAAGCTGGTTCAGACGCAGCAGACAGAAATCAAAGCGTTGAAGGAGCTGGTGCAGATACAGCAAAACGAAATCGACATGATGAAAGAACAATATCAGATGCAACAAAAAGAAATAGAGTCTATGAAAGCGCAGCTGGCGCAGGTTCAAGCTTGGCTAGGAGGCCAAAATCTGAGTTAAAATTGAATAAGCTAAATATTTATCCACGGCAAGTCAGAAAGCCCGGTTTAAGGCGCACAGAGCGTCACAGGGGGCTTTCTTTTTTATGCTGAGAAAGGCGGAGGAAGTCAGCCTCCAGCAGGGGCGCAGGAAGGAGGTGAAACCCAAAATGGAAGATTTATTCCTACAAACGTATACCATAGCGCTGCCTATCCTGTTGGGCTATATTGTATGGCTGCTCAAGCAGCAGAGGAAAAGCAGGGACGCAAACGGAAAGGGAACCATGCTGCTTTTAAGGGTGCAGCTGATCGAGTACCATGACAGGTACACAGCCCTGGGGCACATCCCGTCCTATGCCTATGAAAATTTCGTGGAGATGTATGAGGCATACCACGATTTGGGCGGGAATGGTATGATAACCCACATGTATGAAGAGGTAAAAAAACTGGAGATCAGGAAAACAGGAAGGGAGAATGAAGAACATGATTAACTGGAAAGTACGTGCAAAAAATAAGAATTTTTGGATGGCGATGATACCGGCTGTTTTGCTGCTGGTTCAGACAGCGGCGGAGGTGTTTGGGTATTCTTTGGACTTGGGTGTTTTGGGGAACCAGTTGTTGGATATGGTGAACGCCGTTTTTACAGTATTAGCGATTCTGGGTATCGTTACGGACCCGACAACTGCAGGAATTTCCGACAGTGCACAGGCGCTGGCTTATGAGGAACCAAAAAAAATACAGGAAGGGAGATCACAGTAAATGAGTAATTCACCATTAGTATCCTATATGAGAATTTCACCAAACCGGACAAGCCCCCGGAACCACAAAATAGATACAATTACAATCCATTGCGTGGTGGGGCAGTGCTCCGTGGAAACGTTGGGGGGCATCTTTGCCCCAACGTCCCGGAAGGCATCCAGCAATTATGGCATTGGCGCGGACGGAAGGATTGGTATGTACTGCGAAGAAAAAGATCGTTCCTGGTGCAGCTCAAGCAAGGAAAACGACAACCGGGCAATCACAATCGAAGTTGCGAGTGACACAACCCACCCTTATGCGGTGAATGAGAAAGCGTATTCTGCCTTGATCAATTTGCTTGTGGACATCTGTAGGCGGAACGGCATTCCAGAGCTGCGCTGGAAGGGGGACAAGTCTCTGATCGGGAAAGTAGACCAGCAGAACATGACAGTCCACCGTTGGTTTGCAGCCACAGAATGCCCGGGCGAGTATCTGTATGCCAGGCAGGGGCAGATTGCGGCGGAAGTGAATGCCCGGCTGAATGGCACTGGGGTTTCCAACATCCCGGAGAAGCAGGCTGTTTTATACCGTGTCCGCAGAACCTGGGAAGATGCAGGGTCACAGATGGGGGCTTTCCGCAATCTGGAGGGCGCGAAAAGCTTGGCAGAGGACAATCCTGGATATTCTGTCTATGATGAAACGGGGAAGGCGGTTTACTGCCCTACAGCGGTTTTCAAGCCCTATCAGGTCCGGGTAGACATCCCTGATCTGAACATCCGCCGGGGACCGGGTACTAACTATATCACGACAGGGAGATATACCGGGAAGGGCGTTTTCGCTATTGTGGAAGAGGCCGACGGGCCTGGTGCGTCCAGGTGGGGGAAGCTGTTGTCTGGCGCTGGTTGGATTGCACTGGATTTCTGCAAAAGATTATAGAATTTCTATTGGTTGAAGGATAGGAAATCAAGACCTTAAACGGCTTGATCAGCAACACAATACATTCGGGACACACATTGAAACTGCCCGCATAAAAAAGAAAAGAGGGAAAAAGGAAATGAGCAAAGAGGTTATTTTTTCAATTATTTATTGTCTGGTGACGGTGGGGGCGTTCTGCGCCGGAAAGTATATTTTTCATAAAATCCCGGCAAGCGTCAATGATAAGCTGGTGGACCTTGCAGACTGGGCAGCGCAATTTGTTGTCTGGGCAAGGGAGTTTTTGAAGGCGGAAAGCGGCGAAAAGAAGATGGCTGCCGTTGTCGGACAGCTGAAAGTGATTGCAGAGGAAGCCGGGATGGATGTAACGGAAGATCAGCTGAAAGCGATTGCCCAGACCGCCTATGAAGCAATGAAAGCAGGGGAAACAGACACAAGCGCAGAAGTTGCGACATATTACAAAATAGGACAGAGAGCGGCAGCAAAAGGGTCAACGGTCAATATTTACACCGGGGCGGCAGCAGTAGCAACGGACAAAGTGCCGGACGGTGCATTGAAGCAGAACGAAGATGGCACATACAACACCTATGACGCAGCTGGAAACAAGGTGGGGACCATTCGGAAAAAATGTTGACACAGTGGCGGTGGAGAATAACGGATAATTTGCCCCGCTGACGCACCAGACAGCCCCAAAAACAGAGTTAAAGCCAGCAAGTGTAAAAAAATATACGCTTGCTGGCTTTTTGTGCGTTTCTGGGGCAAATACAGGGATATATTACGCAAGTATATTTGCCTATTTTGTATACTTGCGTAACCGCAAGCGGATTAAACAAGATTTACTTCCCCGGTTTTCCCGTCCTGCAATACTGACTGTATCATGCCAGCTATTTCCCTTTTTGCCAGCCTTGCCTGCCTGTCAAGTTCCTTCTTTGTGGTAGAAGAAAAATTGTTTATCCCGTCCCGGTATTGTTCAAGGTAGTACGGCTGATAGAAGTAAGAAGAGTTTCCGGCGTTATCTTGCAGCCATTCTGTAACATCTTTCAGGGCGAAATAGATAGAATAGTGACAGCCTTTAATTTTTGCGGTTATGTTGATAGATTTTACTTTCCTCAATCCTTCATTCAGTACACGGCGGCTATAAGTTGCTTTTTCAAATTTCATGTTCTGTACCTTCCCTTCATTTGATAAGTCTATTATATACTTGCGCAAGTATATTTTCAATTGGCAATATAAACAAAGTTACGCAAGTATATTTGTTGGTATTGTATATTTGTATAACTACATAAAGAAAGCCCCGGAAGGACCGGGGCGGCTGGCTTATTCTGTAATTCTTTCAAAAATGCTTATTGCCTTTTCTGCAAGGGCTTTTTTCTTTTTCTGCAATGATGATTTGGCATTTCTTTTGATAGCGGAAAGAGCGTCTTTCTTGGAGCATACACCGTACCCGGCAGCACTGCGAAGCAATTTGACTTCTTCCTTGTCTAATTTTATGGCTTTCAGTGTGTCACGGTTGATACTGTAATATTCAGGGTCACTTTTCTTCAATCCGGGATATAATTTTTCACAGAGCGGTATGTATTCATCATGTTCCATATTGTTGCCGATATTCCAAACAAAATAGCCAGCCGGGATTCTGTCAACTACTTCAAAAGTGTCCTCATTCCAGATATTTTTTGATACGATTGTGTTTTTCATTTTGTTTTCCTGCCTTTCGTTTGCTTCATCTTATGATACTATCATATACTTGCGCAAGTATAATTTCAATAGGCAATACCAACAAAGTTACGCAAGTATATTTGTCTATTTTGTATACTTGCGTAACTATTGAAAAGGTGGTACAATTCTTCATATCAGGAAAAGAAGGAGGGAAGCAGATGGCAGAAGAGAAGGGAAGGAAGCCCGATACGAAGAACACAGGACAGCAGAAAGCGGCGACGAAAGCAAAGAACGCTTTCAACGGGAAGAATTATGAAAGGCTGTACCCGTTTGTAAAGAAGGGCGAAAAAGTGAAGATTGAGCGGGCGGCTTCTGCTGCCGGGCAGAGTCTGAATGATTATGTTGTTACTGCCGTATATCAGAGAATGGAAAGAGAGGGGCAGACAGATGGTGGCGAACAGTGAAGCGGCTAAAATTAAAATATGCGCCCGGTGCGGGAAAGAAATTGACCCGGAAAAAGACGGTTTCTGGACGTGCAGGGACAATTTTTTACAGTCAAAGTATTTTGACGAAATGGACGGAGATGACAATATATTTTGTTCGCAGGATTGCGCTTGTGAAGCGTTGATGATTGAGTGGGTACACCAGACCCCAGACGGAGAATTGATATAAAAGAACCCCGGAGGGCAGCAGGCTTTCCGGGGTTCTTGCTTGCGTTGTACTAATGTTACACGCCCCACGGGAGCTTTGAACAGAACTGCGTCAAACGAGGTAATGGAGGAACTGGTAAAGTTAAACAATGAAGGAACAACGATTATGATGGTAACCCATGATGCAAAGGTGGCTGCTAAGTGTTCCAGAGTGTTGTATATTGTAGATGGTAACATTAAGGGCGAGTATATAAGTCCTAAAGACTTAGAGATAAAAGAGAAGGATAGGGAGAGACTATTAAATAACTGGTTATTGGAACTGGGATGGTAAAATTTTTGTGAAACAACGAATTGTTATATAAAGCGGAAGCCAGCTCGTTTGAGCTGGCTCTCGTTATATTACAGACTTTGCTCCGGCTTTTTATTTTCGGCTCGTTCTGGAGTCTGCTTGTAGTTGTTCTAAATCAAGATTTTTAAGGGTGATTCCGAAACGTTTGAGCATATTTTTCAGCACCGTCAAACAAGGGAAGTTTCAGGGCGGTCAGGTCGGCATCGGTTGCTTTTTTGGTGTCCGTTATCCCAAGCAGGTAATCCGCTGATACATGGTAGTATTCTGAAAGTGTGCGCAGGTCTTTTAGTTTTTCCGGCAAAGTAAGTTTACATTTCATTGATAATCACTCCAGTCAGACAATACTCACCCCGGTTTATGGTAAAACGATATTTTAATTCTACCATAAATTTCCCGTATTGTGGAAATTTGATGTTTTTACTTGCTGATGTGAATAAAATGTGCTATTATAAAAACGATAATGTTATCGTTTTTTAAAGTTAAGGAAAGGAATTGGATATTATGCCAAAAGTTAAAGACGAATATCTGGAAAATAAAAGAAACCAGATTTTAGATGCTGCATTTGCAGTATGTAAGCGAAAGCCAGCCTATGATGTTACAATGACAGACATTGTAACAGAAACGGGCATGAGTCAGGGAGGTGTATATAAATATTTCAATAATATTGATTTAGTGCTTGCAGCGCTAATTGATAAAG